GGTGTCGTGCCGGCGGCGGGCGGGATGACGAAATCGTCGGTCGTGACGGTGAAGGCGCTCGTGCCGTTCTGGCCGTCGGCGCCGTCGGTGCCCGCTGGACCCTCCGCGCCGGGCACGTTCACAATTTCTGTCTCGGGACACGGGCACGGGGTGCAGCACGATTCAATTCCAATCATAAAAGTCTTTCTCAATCCCGGTATTCCGGGGTTGCTCTCTTATCCGTCTTAAAGCACCGTTAGTCAATGGCACAAGCGACCTTCGAGAAATACGGCTTCGATTGGAACGTAGGCACGGACGCGCTGGAGATCGAGATGTACATGATCCGCGAGAGCAAAAACCTGTTCCACCATTACCGCGAACTTCACCGATTACTATGGGCAGACCACGCCGAGCACAAATGGACCGATCTTGTCATCAAGGAATTCACTGATCTCATCGAGAAACGCAAACGCGGCATGGTTGGGCTGATTGGTCCCGCAAGCACCGGAAAAACTTTCAGCGCGATCAAATTTGCGCTATCGCATTATTTTGTTTACCCGGAAGAAACCGCGGTGCTTATCACGACGACAACAATACAAAAGCTGGACTTGGGCATATTTGGTGAAGCGAAGAAACTGTTCACGCAAGCGCGAGACCAGTGGGAAGGAGTGCCAGGTGTGGTGTTGGATTATAAGCGGTGCATCACAACAGATTCCGACGTTCGAGACATACGTAAGGGCATCATCGGGATTGCATGCTATAAAGGCGACCAGTGGATTGGTATTGGTCCATTTGTAGGAATCAAGAACAAATACGTATTCCTCATCGCAGACGAGGCCAGTCTATGCGACATCAGCTACCTTCGAGCGACGGCGAACTTGGGACAAAACGAACATTTCTATTTCGTACCCATCGGCAACCCTGTCAATGGAGAGCATACTCCACTTGGGCAGGCATGCGAACCGGACGGGGGTTGGGCAAGCGTCAAAGACATCATAGTGACAACGGTGTGGGACGCGAAATATCCAAAAGGAAGGTGTATCAACTTCGTCGGCACTGATTCACCGAATTTCAACACACAAGGAATCAAATATCCTTTCCTGATCGACCAAGAGCGAATAAACGACACGCTCAAGTTCTACGGACCTCATTCCGAGGAATTTAATGCAATGTGCATCGGGGTCATGCGCCCAGGCGAGGATTCGCAGCGCGTTTTGACCAAGCAACTGTGCGAGATCCACAAGGCATTCGATAAAGCGATGTGGAAAGGCGTGAAACGCATCAAGATTTATGCGATTGACGCCGCGTACGGCGGGGACCGATGCGTGGGCGGCTGGATTGAGTTCGGAGAGGATGCCGATGGTCGCCAAATCGTGCGCGTTGAGCATCCGCATGTCATCAAGGTCGGCATGAAACGCGGCGCGGAACCGGAGGACGAGATCGCGGCGCAGGTTCAAGCCGATTGCTTGGCTGAAGGCATCCCGGTTGAGAACATATTCTACGATTCAACTGGGCGCGGCACGCTCGGGGCCGCGTTTGCCCGTGTGTTCGGGAATATCATCCCGGTTCCGGTCGAGTTCGGTGGTCGCCCAAGCACGAGGCCAGTGCGCCTGGACCTTTACATCGTGGATCAACAGACCGGACAGCGCCGATTAAAGCGGTGCGATGAAGAATACGGCAAGCGCGTCACGGAATTTTGGTTTTCAGTGCGTTGGTTGGTCGAGAGCGAACAGCTTCGAGAGCTTCCAGAGAGTGTCGCCAAGGAATTCTACATGCGCGAGTGGGGCTACGTGGCAGGCAGCAAACGCGACGTTGAACCGAAGGATAAAACCAAGCAACGCATTGGGCGCAGCCCCGACGAAGCTGATTGGTTGGCCACGGCAATCGAAGGCGCGCGCCAGCGCGGGTTGCAGATCCAGAAACTCGGCGCAGACAAGTTCACTGAGTCCGGTCCCTCGTGGTTGGCCGATCTAAACGCCAAGCACCAAAAGATGATGGCCGAGAAGCGCCTGAAATATGCCGCTTGATAAATGCTCGCAAAGGAAGGATAAGGCATTGTGCCTCTTAGGAATTTCAACACGGTGCCACCAGGCGGGTGGCGCTACACACAAACGGCACCCAACGGCACGGTGAAATCCTGGGCGTCGATGAACGATGCGTGGAGCGTGGCTAAAGAGATTGCGGACTTCCGCACCGGCAACGGGTTGGCTAGAGCAACACCCAAGGAAGCGTTACACGACATCGAGGAAGCTACCTGCCAACGATTGCATGACGATCCGAACTGGTGTGTCCCTGCTCAAAAAAAAACAATGGTCCGGGCAGCAATCGACCGCCTGTCAAACAGTGTAAAGGCTGTGGGAAGAGGAAAAAGAATCCTCGTTGACTGGCTTGGCACAGGCGCAAAACCAGTCACCATCGGAATCGCGCAACGACGAGCAAACGTCTGCTTTGACTGCGAGCATAATCGCGACGGTCATAGCTTCCTTCGACTGACCGCCGACACCGTGAGAGCTATCGCTGAACAGATGCACGAAAAAGAACAGTTGAAACTGCGCGTTCAAGACGAAGAAAAACTGCACGCCTGCGAAATTTGTCTATGCCCTCTGCCTCTAAAAGTGCATGTGCCATTGAAAACGATTCTCGAACACACTGACGAAGAAACATTGAACGCATTCCCAAATCATTGCTGGATAGTTACCGAACAACCCACCCAAACCGTATGACCCAATCCCTGCTGGTAGCCCTTCCATGTCACCTTGGCGACTTCGACCAAGCCGAATCGTTGATGAAATGGATGATTGAGCTTGGCCCGATGCGCGAGCACAACCTGTTGCTCTCCGCTGACGGCGAAGTGCCGCAAGAACGCGTGAAGGCGTTGCTGGACGTGGCCCGGCCGCATTTCAACAGCGTCGTGGCCATGATCGTGCAAACCGGAATCAAAGGCTGGCCCGCCGCCGCCAACCTCATGTTCCGGGCGACAGCAAGGCAGATTTGGGACCGTTACAAACTTCCGTGGCTTTGGCTAGAACCGGACGCAGTACCGTTACGCGAGGGTTGGCTGGACGCGATTGGGGAAGCGTATCAGCGCAGCCCTCGCCCGGTGCTCGGACACATCCTAGACGCTGAGCGACACATCGACGGATTGCCCGACCGATACGTGGCAGGCGTGGCCGTTTATCCGCAGGACTTGTTTGCGATTCTCTCGAAGCAATGGACCAATCCGATGTTCACCGGCCCCACCAAACCGAATCCAAAGCTCTCGATGGAACAACGGGCGCTGAACGTACGAGCGTGGGACATGGTATTCTCCGAAACACTGGTTCCTCGGGCGCACAACACGCCGCTCATTCAGCACTGGTGGGGAACAGAATACGGTATGGCCCCGAAATTCGTCACACTTCGCACCGAGGCTGATCCGGTGAACGCGGTGACACTCGATCTCGTTCGGAAAGAGGCGGTGCTGTTTCACCGAGTCAAAGACCTCGCGGGATTCTTGGCGCTCTGGCGAACGCGCCTTGAATATCAGAAGGCAGTCCTCGTGGATTCGATACGGCAACCGGGCGAATCCAGCGCGGCGATTGACAAGGCACTTGGCCCAACCATCAGCGCACCAAAACGTAAAGGAAACCCGAATTGGAGAAAGAAAGAACCTGAATTGGCCACCGCATGAGCGCTACTACGGAACGCAGAAAAGCGTACATACGGGCATGGATACAAGCGAACATAGAAAAAGTTCGCATGCAAGACGCCGCGAGAAAACGAGAGAAACGAAAAGATCCTTCTTTCCGAGCTAAACACAATGAATGTCAACGAAAATGCTGGCACAATCGCAGTGCAGCACAGAAGCAGAAAAATACGCAATATCACAAAGACTGGCTTGCCGCTCATCCAGACTATAAAACCCAACAACTTGCCAGAGTTCGTGCTTCATACGACCCAGTAAAAATGCGTGAAAAACGCGATACTCGAAGGCCAAAAATACGAGCCAGTCTCCGCGCTTATTATCGCAAGAACAAAGAGCGATTCTTTGCCGCTGCTCGAATACGCAGGGCGTTGAAAAAGGCCGCCGCCGTTAATCTCGCTGGCATCCAAGAATTCGTTCGCGCTGTTAAGGCAAAACCTTTCTCGATTTGTTATTACTGCCATGAACGAGTGCCACTGAAGCGAATCCATTTTGACCATATCATACCGCTCTCAAAGGGTGGCGCACACGCGGTTGAAAATTTGTGCGTGGCATGCAGCGCATGCAACTTGAGCAAAGGCGCAAAGCCAATGATTGAATGGGCTAGAACGTACGCCTCGCAACAACTTTTGAATCTATGAGTGCAACCGCGCAACGCGTGAATGATTTGGTGGCTGATATGAAAAGGGCGGACGAGATCCGTGCGCCCAATCGTGCCGTAATCCAACGTCAATTTAACGGGGAACCTCCTTATACTCCCGGTCAGGTGTCGGAAAATAAAATAGATGTAAACCTGAACACCAAGACCGGCACAAATCTTCTGCTTCAAGGGAATCGCCAATGGTGCAACGCCTTCACGAAGCCCGCTCGATATTTCCACGTCTCTCTTGAGGACGCTCCGGTGGACAAAGGGCCAGGCTGGTCAACGACCATCACCAAAGAGAGCAACAAAATCCTCAAGCGCAGCCGCCATTACTTCCATCAGGTGCGCTCGACGGGCGGTGGCGTGATGCTGACCGGCGTAGGGCCAAAGCTGTGGACCGCGTTCGACGATTGCTGGTGCCCGTACTTCGTCGCCATCGAAGATTTGCTGATACCGAGCGATACCGAGGTGACGATGGATATGGAACACTTCGCAGTGCGCCGCGGGATGAGTTATTGGAGCCTGTTCAGCAAGACGCTGAAGAAAGGCAAGAATATTGATCCCGGTTGGAACGTGAAAGTGGTAAAATCCATGCTGGCCTCAATCAAGGACCGGGAGACAACCGAACAGCAATGGGATTGGACCAATGCACCAGAGAAAGCCGCTGAACTCATCAAGCAAAACGCGACATATTGGAACAGCGACGCCATCCCGAAGATTTGGTTATGGGACTTTTACAGTCGCGACGACGAGACGGGCGACTGGAACTTGCAGATTATACCGGACGAAAATTGGACGGCGAGCTATGGCACAGCGAACGAACCGCTGGATTTCGTTTACAACAGCAAGAATCCGGTAGCAGATTCGCTCGACAAAATCCTGCACGTCCAATTCGGAGACGGAAATGTTAAACCCCCGTACTTTTACCACAGCATCCGGTCGCTCGCCTGGATGCTGTTCGACCTGTGCCAAGTGCAGGACATGACGTTGTGCCGATTCATCGGAAAAGTTTTCGAGGACATGATGCTGCTTTTAAGGGTGCAAGATCCTTCAGACAAGGCAGCGGTGGACAAGATTTATTTCGGACTGCGCTACGGCTTGCTACCTGAAGGAATCGGCTTCGTCAAACGTGAGGAGCGTTATCAGTTCGACCCACAGTTGAGCCAGTTACTCATGGCGCAGTTGAAGCAGCACATGGGCGAGAGCGCCTCCAGCTACACGCAGGACATCGACACCGGCACAGAGAAAGAGCGCACAAAATTCGAGGTGCAGGCGCTCCTGGCGCAGACCAGCGCGCTGCTCAGTTCGCTGTTAAACAACGCCTATATCCAGGCAGAATTTGAATACCGCGAGATTTGCCGGCGGCTGTGCTTGAAGGGCACGCGCGACAAGGACGCCAAGGAATTTCAGAGGAAATGCAAGGAACAGGGCGTGCCCGAGAAATGGCTGGACGTTGAGCGTTGGGAAATCCGGTCAGAACAAGTTATCGGCGGGGGCAGCAAGCAGCTTGAATTGGCGAGCGCTCGCGGGTTGATGGAACTGCGACCGTTCCTTGAACCGAGCGGACAGCAACGGGCGCTGCATAAAATGGTGCTGGCGTTGACAGATGACGATGGCGAAGCGGACGAGCTTGCGCCGATCAAACCGAACAAGATTACCGACACGGTGTTTGATGCAGCGTTGGCGTGGGGGACGCTGATGACCGGGCAGCCGATGCCGGTGCGAGAAGGCGACAGTCATCGCGAGGTCATCGAGACGGTGCTACGGATGATGATGATGCGCATGCAGCAGATCATGCAGAGCGGAGGCGTCGGCACACCGCAGGACGTGGCAGGATTGAGCAACGCGGCGGCGTATGTCGGGCAACACATTCAGTTGCTCGCCCAGGACGAATCTGAGGCACAGCGTGTAAAACAATACGGTGATGTACTCGGGAAAATCGGGAACGAAGTCAAAGCGATGGCGCAACGC